CTCGATCCACTTTCCCAGCCTTGGCTGTGTAGAAGAACCGGGCGCCGGACTTCAGCGACAAGGCCGCCTCGTTGCTGCCGTCGTGGATGATGTTGGCAGGCCAGCGGCCGACGCATTCACGGCCGTCTGTTTCATTGTGCGATGAAACCGGCGTGACCGTTGTGCGGTGCTCCAGATTCTTGTTTCCGGCGCTTTGGTTTAGTCGAGTCTCTGTCCCCACTCTGCACCCATCGATATTGATGGCGCCGGTGCCGTACTGGATCACATTGGCAGCCACCGTGCTGGAGAATGGCTTTCGGGCCATGGTGATCGGCTCCAGGGCAGGCTTTAGGGCGGTGCCCCAGCCGGACCACTGGCGGGCGGCGTCAGTAGCGGGGGCGGTGATGTCAAGCGTCGTGGCGCTGCAGTCGTTGTCCTGACCGGGCGCGAATGCCAGCAGGTTCCCGCGCTGTTGCCCCACGACTTCACGCTCGGCTTCAATGCGCTCGATAAGTGCATCAACCCAGGGCGGCACATCGCCGCAAAGCGGGCGCAGGGTCTCCCATATCGCCCGCGTCGGAATTGCCGGTTGACCGGCTTCGGTGGCCGCGAAGTAATGGCCTGCCATTGTTCCGCTTTCGGATATGTGGCCTGCCTCAATCATGGCGGCGGTCGTTGCCTTGCGCGTCACGCCCGCGCCGCGATACCATTGCGAGAACTTCAATAGCCGGCCAGTCTCGCCGTTGCACTTGTCGATAGCCTTACTCACGTCCAGCGACTTTGGGAATCCCGACCCATACACCCAGGCGATCATGTCGCGGATCTCGAAGCCGGCGTCCTCGATTCTGCACGCCATCCGGTGTTGCGTCCTGGTGCCGGCGAAGGCCAGTAGGTGGCCCCCCGGCTTCACCACCCGTAGACACTGCTCCCAGATGGCCACGCTCGGTACGTCGTAGTCCCATTTTTTACCCATGAAGGACAGGCCGTAAGGTGGGTCGGTCACGATGCTGTCGACCGAGTTGTCCGGTAGAGTCGCCAGAACATCGAGGCAGTCGCCCAGGTGTAGCTGGTAGGTCATTTCCATGGGTCTGTGTTGTGTAGTGTCTTGAGCGCCACCTCCTGGACCCACCGGGTCAGCTCGCGCTCGGCGTGCTCGGGGTCATGCGGTGCTATCCGGCCGGAGAGCTGCTTAGGCATGGCCTTGATCAGTGAGGCTACGGCGCCGTCGTGCTCCTGCATCACCCGTCGCACCCAGTCGCCGGAGACCAGGCGACGTTCCTTTTCGGCCTGGGTGATCACCTCGTCCCTGGCGCTTGTGAGGTTCTTGGCTGCCGCGGCATGGATGGCCACCAGCCGGCCGGCGTCTGCTCGACCACCGCGGAGGGCATCGACCGCCAGGTCATAGGCTGCACGCTCAATTTGCCGCTGCCTTTCGTAAGCGCCCTCAGGCGAGTCGGTGGCGGCTGTTGCGGTGTTGAGAGGGCTCTCTGCTTCAATAGGCCTGTAGGGGCCTTCCTGTTCGATTGCGGTGGGGTCCGGTGTGGTCTTCTGTTTAGGAATAGACTTAGCGCGTGACCTAACGTGTTGAGATCGCCAGAAGTCGGCCGACTCGGGCGAGTCCATGGGCATCCCCTGAGATATAAGCTGTGCGACCCGCGGCTGGCTTATACCGATGCGGTCTCCGTATTCCTTTTGGGTCATGGTTGTAAGGCGTCCTTGATCTCCTGGGGCATCATCGAGTCAGGCAGGTTGCCTGCGAATTGTAGGGCTCGGAACACTCCGTCGCGCCGGCTGTCGTAGTTGCTGGGCACCAGGGAACCGACGATCTGCTCTGGAGTGGTTCCGCTTTTCATCAGCCGGATAAACCAGGCGGTATTGGCCAGGCCGAACTGATCGACGAGGAATTGTATTTGGTTAGGCATAAATTATTTGATGAAAGCATTACTCGCAGAAATTGATAGGGGTCTCGCGTTCACCTGTTATTGGAGATATGGCAAAAGATTCCTTACATATTTGCAGGTTTAACAGAGGTGTCTATTGTACTATGCTCTATCCTTTGCTGCCTTAAATACATCTCATGGCCTTTCGCTATGATGTAAGCCACCGAACCACGAGCAACACCGCACGCCTTGGCTACATCGTCGAGGCTTAGGTCACGCTCACGGAGGTCGTAGGCCTTGCGGCAGATGTCTGCATCCTGGGCGGTGGCGGTGATCTCGTAGTCCTCCTCTTCCTCGAGCACCACGACGGGCGTGCCTAGGGCGCTTAGCTTGACGCTGCGAGGGTAGGACATCCAGCCACGCTTGATCGCCAGGGCAACTAGGTTGGGGGCTTCATGCAGGAGTTTAACTCGGTCGAGGTCGTAGGGTATTTTCATTGTTAGAAGCTGGGCGATGGGTCGGTGAACCGGCAGAACTGGCCTTCGTACCAGAGCGGCACGAGGCCGCACTCGCCGTCTCGTTGTTTGGCGACAGCGATGATGGCCTCGCCGTTGGGTTGGTTGCGCTCCCGGTTGAGCAGCAGCACCAGGTCGGCGTCACGTTCTATCTGACCAGAGTCGGCCAAGTCGGTGAGGCGAGGCACCCGGCCTTTGTCCTTTTCGTTCTCCCGGTTGAGCTGGGCTAGGGCGACCACCGCGGTCTTGGTGTCGGAAGCAATGGCCTTGAGTCGACCGGAGACCTCGGCGATCTCATAGGTCTTCTTTTCGGCCGCCTTGCTTCCGTGGATCTTCTGGAGGTAGTCGATTAGGACGAGCTTGACGCCCCATTTCCTAACAGCCCGGCGGATCACCGCGGTGATGGTTGCGATGCCGGACACACCGGAACCAGAGACAAAGTAGATCGGGCTTCCGGCCACCTTAGCGGAGGCGCTGGCCATTGCCTTCATTCCGCCTTCATCGAGGTCGCCGGTCTTGATGTCCTGCATCGGAATAGATCCTACGTTAGAGACCATTCTCCGAACGATAGACTCGTCGGACATCTCCAGCGATATAAACAGGGTCGGCACCCGGTGCTCGATGGCTGCTGCCCGGGCTATTGCGATGGCGATGGCGGTCTTTCCGATGCTTGGCCTGGCCGCAATGATGGCCAGCTCGCCGAACTGGAATCCGTCGGTCATTGCGTCCAGGCGCCGGAAGCCGGAGGTGATGCCGGACAGGTGGCCCTTCCTGGCGAAGCGCTCCTGGGTAGAGTCGATAAACCGACTGACTACCGACTTGCAGGGTTGAACCTCTTCCTTGGATGCCTCAACGGTGAGCCCTGCTTCGGCATTTGCGACGATTTGATCCACAGACAGGGTGGAGACAGCGGAGTCGCGAATTAGACGGTCACCGGCGAATCGTAACTGCCGGCGGTGATGGGCCTCGAGGACAGCCTTGGAGAACTCGGGATGGTTGGACGGGCTGGCGCATATCTCGTCGCAGCGGTTCAGCACATCGAAAGGCACCGGAGTCCCAGGCATCGAGCGTTTCCATTCCTTGACCAGGCTCTGAAGGTTGACCGGCTCGGTCTTGGCGACCAGGCCTTTGGTCACCTCGTAGATCTGGCGCAGGCTATCGTTCTGGATAGCCTCGGTGGTGATCCTGGAGAACACCTCGTAGCAGACATCCGAGCCACCGGATAGGCAGGCGCCCAGGAGGCCGAACTCGTCATCCTCGGCAAAGTAGGGGTCGCTCATTGGTAGTCCGATATGTTGAGGCTGGTGGTGCCGGTGCCATTGTTCCCAGAGGGGGAGGTGCTTCGAGACTTGTCGATCTCTCCGTTCCAGTTGTTCAACAAAGTTATCAGCTCACGGCGGAGGTACTTGTCGTCCGACTGGTAACGTGCTTCCAAGGCAACCAGGTCTTCCTCGGGAGTGTTAAAGTCGAAGATCTCTTTCAAGGCCTTGATCTCTTTCGCACTCCACTGGGTGCTGGGTCGACGGCGGATCATTGCACCGACTCGTAGGCGAAAGGCTTCAAGGTCAGGGCTCAAGGCCTTCTCTTTCTTTGTATCTTCTCTAGGAGATGGAGATGGAGACGGAGAGCATACTTCTGGCACCGATCTGGCATATGCTTCGGCATCCTCTTGGTAATGCG